CTGTATCAATTTCATCTTCATCGTCTTCAAGGTCATCTTCAAAACCTTCATCTAGGTCTTCAATTTCCTCTTCAGCCAATTCATCTTGCTCAACAAGGTCTGTCCAGATCTCGCGAGCTTTTTCAACAAAAGCCTCATGTAGTAGGTCTGAAGCTTTTGCTTCTTCACCATTTACTAGAGACTCAATAATTTTTGTATAACGGTCTTGAGCACTCATTTGTAAATCTCCTTTTCTATAGATAGGTTATAACACTTATATTTAATGTGTTTTGGTTGTAAGTAAGACAAAACGCGGTTAAAACCGCGTTTTTTGAGAAAAAATCATTTAAAATACGATTATAGTAGTATTTATTCGCCCTGTGCCTGCGCATACATATCGCGCCAATTTTCCGCTTCAGTAGCATGTTCAGCCTCAGCAGCCGCTCTGCGCTTACGCATTTTATTCAAATGTTTCAATGTCAAACGGGGACGGCGGGTATCATCAATCTCCCACTTGCCGTATTCGTCATCTTTTGCGCTTCTTTCTACTTCATTAAATCTCATTTTCTTCTCCACCTTCTGCCCCGCTAATAGGACTATCAAAGTCTTGTGCCGCTTGGTCATCCATAGCCGCCGCATCATCGCCAAACTCATCATCCACTTCTGTTGGCTCAAAATTATCTATATCACCAGCACGAAGTCCTAGAGCATCCATTTCACCCTTGGCATCTTGTTCTGGAGCCGAATCATCACGATTCTCTTCACGCCACATAGCTTCGTTCTCTGTAATCTCATCTTCAGTAAGACCAAGATACTTCTTAAGAGCGAATCGGCGTGAAAGATACGGAACACCTTCAAGTTGTCCGAACAATCCAGCACGAGCCGCATCCAACTCAATATCACGATATTGACTGAACGATTGTGGCTCACCAAACTGTAGATCGTACATGCCAGCAGGAATTTCAATGCCGCGATTTTTAAGGAATAGTTTGAATTCTTTGTCTAGAGCAGGTAGCATGATTTGCTGTAGTCGTTCACAGTATTTTGAGAATCGGAATTCTTGAATCAATGCTGTGCCAACACGGCCATCATTGTATGGAGCAGTGCCGTCTTCTGGGCCAGTAGGCAAGTATGAGCTAGGAACACGAAGACCACGCATCAACTTGTTATTAAAGTATTTTAAGTCATCAATCTCGCCTAGGTTATCACCACCCTGTAGTACTTCTACTTTAGAGCCACGACCTTCAGCAGTTTGGGCAAAGAAGTAATCTTCCATGATAGATAGCGGATTGTATGCAGCATCCATTACATTTGTACCACCGCCTGTGCGGTTAGGAATACGTGTTTGGTGTACTTCGTTTTTAACTCGTTCTACGAATGACATTGCTTTGTGCGCTGGCATGTTACCTACATCAATGTAGAATACACGGCGTTCTGGCGCTCGTTGTACACGATAGATAATAATTGAGTCTTCTAATAGCTCTTTTTGTTTGTATACTTTGAAGATGTTTTCTAGTATAGAAGAACCAAAAGGCCAGCCAATGTTCATGCCGTCAGTTAGGGCAATATGAACAACATTACTTGCATCAACAGCGAATTCTTCATTGCTATTAGCACCAGTACCTTGCCAGTTGCCGGTTGTTCCAGGATTAGCAGTGTAACCTGCTTGTGTTTGAATACCAGCATTTTGAATTTTACGAGTATCAGTTGCTACCAAATCTTGCATATTCAACTGTAAATTTTTTATAATATACTGGTCAATTTCTTTACCGTTTGACTCATTTACAACTGCTTTAGTTACATCTGCCGGATTAACCCAAATAAGTTTCCATGTCTCAGGGTCACGAATAAAGAACTGGTCACCGTATTTAATAGTTGAACGATATAAATTGAATGCGCGGCGCTCCCAATCATTGATGTTACACCACTGCTTCAGAGAAGTTTCAATTGCTCGTACCTCTGATTCAGTCATTTCTGTTTTATAATTTATACGGAAAGGCAGCAATGTCTCTGTATCTGGCTGTGTGCCGAATTCAGCAATAGTGTCTAGTGCCGCATTTACCTCACTATCCATGTCCATTTGGTCGTACTGAACATAACGCTCAATACGGTTAGGCTGCCCAGAATATACCTCTGGTAGCCAAGACTGCCATCTATTTGTTTTCGCTCTAGGCGCATCTGAGCCATCATAGCGGGTGAAGTGCTTTTTCCAAGACATTTTATTTCCTGTAGTAATCTAATATAGTCTTATTTATATCATTATAAATTCTATCATTCGGCTTGAAGTTTTTTGAATTCGCCGACAATACTTTCCATCTCACTGAGTAATTTTAACATAGTTTCTTTGCCAAGTAAAGCTTCTTTTATATCACGAATGTCTATGTTATTATCGTTATTTGTATCTCCTACATCATATTCATCGTACATATCATCCAGACGCACTTTGAACTGATTCAACACTTGACCAGATACCGGATTATCACTATCAGAACGAATTGATTGTACGATACCAGCAGCCGTAATAAACGCATCAGCTATTTTTTCTTCATTTGTAACAAGCTCAACTTTCGTTCTGGATGTAGTTTGTATAGGTTCTGGCTTCTCTGTTTCCCTTGGTGTTTTCACCTGAAGATTTTCGTTTGCTACTCTATCGTTGATAGATGATACCTCTTCAGTTTTAACAGAAGGACGTGTCTGAATGGCTGGTTCAGCTATTTCGTGCTCTACATTAACAGGCCCAGAATCAACATCATGTTCAACATTATGATTCACATTTATTGTAGCTGGAGATGGTGCAGGAAGTATTTCATGTTCAACCTTTACATCGTCTGGTTGTTCCATCTCAAGATTAACAGTTGTTTCTAAATATTTCGTATGAACAGGGTCTGGTATCTCAACAATAGTCGGTTGAACATTTCTATCTACTGATTCTGGTACTACTGGAACAGATTCTTTTGGTTCAATTCTGGAGTCGGTGTTTTCTCGTATCTCAACAGTAGTTTTTGGAACAATCTCTGGATTTTCAAGTTCATTCGTGACAACTACTCTAGGTGGTTCAATATTATTATCATCAAATCCTCGTATATCAACAATAGTAGGTTGTTGTACATCAGTGTCGGAATTTGTTACATCGTTGTATTCTACTTGAACAGGTTCAGTCAGTGTATTGTTTCTTTCATCAGTAACTTCTATTTTTTCGCCTGGTTTTAATTCATGTTGTACAGTCGGCAATAAAACCTCAGGCTTAACAGCCAAGTCATATTCTTGCTTGGATACTTCTACCTCTTTACCATCTACTATTTTAGCATACTTACTGAAATCTCTCAGACCAATCATGCCAGCTTCTTTGAGTTTTTCTATGCCATATTGTTGTACAACAGCCGCCCTAGCTTCTTGTGTCGTTTTGCCTTCAGATTTCAATTTCTCTATTTGAGCATTCAATTCTTCCGCAAATGCGTCATCTTCTATTTCCTGAGTGTTGAAATTTCTATAATAAGGCTCAGTAATATAACTAGCGTTAGTATCCACTCGCGGCCGCATAGGATTCAACCCTTCGGAGGCTGGCAAGAACACATCATTCCACCAACTATCCATAGAAGGGTCAAGTGAATTTATATCCAATTCATTTGTAGGCGGTGCGGTTACGTCATCACCAGTTCCATTCACAGCTTTTTTGACCCAATCGGTCGCTTTCTGCATTATATCTGTGAATTCCTTCACTGTCTCGGAAGACGACTGTAAATCCAGTGTTATTGCTTCTTGTGCTTGTATGAAAGTAGTAGTCATGTTGTTCATAGAAACAACAGATTGTCCAGCTATTTCAGACAACTCGCCGGTTCTCTTGACATACTCATAAAATCCACCAGCTTCATTGATTTTTTCACCTACATCTTTGGTTCTGTTTCTTATTTCGTTTTCAGCAACAGATAATGTCCATGCCAACTCTGCCAACTCACTCGTGTTGCCAGATAACTTAGCAAATTGGTCCGCTTGCTCAGCAAATCTACCTGCATTGAAAAATTCAGTCATTTCTTCAAATGCTACTTCTTCGCCTTTGCCTACCCTATTCAACAAGTCAGATAAACCCGATTGACGAACCAGTTGTTGTAGTGCTGGATTGTTAGATAGTTGATGCTCTATGTTGAATAGACTAGGATTATCCGCATGAACCGCTATGCCTTCAATCATCGCCTTTTGAAGCTGGTCAAACAACGGCTTAGCTCCTGACTCGCCTGACATTTCAGCAAATAAACCTAAAGCGTTTAATGTTTCATTTACTCGTGTGGCAACATCTCCGTGTCCGGATTTTTCTAAATCTGTTAATGCCGAACCACGCATTACATCATTCATGCCGTCTAACATACTCTTCAGAACAGCACTACGATTCATACCAGTCAAACTGGCATACGCTGTAGTTTCCAACATCAATTTGTTAAAGCTTTCGTTTAGAGCATTTTTATTAGATTCAATGTCACCATTGATTCTTCCTTGACGCACTTGCGTTTCAATGTATTGGGCATAAACATTCATCAATTCATCATGTGATAACCCATAGTCGCCAAATTTATCTGACAGTTTGAGTATGCCTTCGTCACCACTTATTAAGTCCGCAAATACTTTAGTACCATCTGACACGCCTTTTGATAATCCAGCGATACCAAATCCATATTGTGTAACTACATTAGTTAATTGAGCATATGTTATACCATTTTGCTGAACTTGAGTATATAAATCGTTGAATGCGCCTGAAGTATCAAAGAATATGACACCACTATCAATCATAGATTGCTGGGCTTCAGCAAATTGCTCCATTTTAGCGGCATTCCAACCTACCCAGGTCATAAATGTACCAGCTGCCGCAACACCTACATCGCCTAGCATAGATGCTTTATCGCCGAATTTACTAGCCCATTTAGAGCCTTTTAGGAATTCGGATGTGACGCCTCCGGCACCCTCAGCAAGAGCACCCATAGCATTTGTCATACCTGTTAAGGGACGAGAAGTATCGTTTAAAGCGCCAGCTATTTTAGAACCAGAAGACCTTAACTTATCAGTGATTGCTTTACTTTTTTCTTTCTCTTTTTTAGCCGCGTCTCGGATAGCGCCATCTAAATTAGCTAACGCATCTTGAAACTCTTCAGAATCTAAATCAAGTGACCTAATGGCATTTTCTACCATTTCGTGATTAGTACTATTTTTTCTTGCCTCTATCAACAACTGTTGTAAAGTACTTTCCGAAGCCCACGCTGGTATCGCAATAGTTGAACCGTCTGGTAATCGTATGTTATTTGTTGCCATTTACACTGTCCTCTGATATGCTGCCGCATTGGCACGGTGAAGTGTCGTGCCTATATTTCGCATTCTGCGATTTATTTCATTATCCAACGCATTTGATTTTTTCAAATATTCCGTTATGTCTGCAACTGAGTCTGTTTCAGGTTTCTCAGAATTTCGCTTTTCTTCTTCAATTTCTTGCCCGGTGGCAGACTGTGGATACTGCGAAGTGTCATAAACCGAAGGAATTGCCTTTCCACTAGGAGAAGAAAACGCAGGAGGCATTGCCGCCGGATTTCCATATGTTGTATCACCAAACTCACTCGGAGTCGGCGGTGTATTAGCTTTGATTAATTCCCCTAGTGCATCATTTAATACATCCGATGCTTCATATGCCAACCGGTCAATATTCTCATTGGCCATCTCATCTTGACCTAAACCAAATCTATTGTTAATTTCTTCCTCAGTCAAATACTCACCTTCGTATTCCCAGCGTTGCTCTGCCGTCGGCTGAGGTGTTGTTTTTACTTTAGGTTGCGATTTTTCTTCTTGATGAGAATCATAGTCTTCATTTATACCTTTAGCGAAATTTACAGCAAGATTGTCTTCACTGTAGGTTGAAGGAATATCAACCTCTACAGTGCTTGACAAATCAGGCATAGTCTCTTCAGATTGCTCTACTAACTGTTCTTCACTGCGTTTTATACTCGCTTCGGCATTTTTCGCCTCCATTCGGCGCAGTGATGCTAACTCGGTTTCAAATGCTTTTATCACTCTCTTGTTAGGGTTTTCGTATGCCTTGTTTCTACGAATACTTTCCTCTACCGCCTGTATCCTTGCTTCCAGTGTCAAGTCTTTGTACGGTATATGAGGCGTTGGCTCAGAAGATGGCTCAACTATTTGTCTCTCTAATTCACTTTCCACTTGCTCTTTAATGTCAGGCACAGATGCCTGTGAAGGAATAGGAGTCTCTGTTTTATCTTCTTTTTGGTCGGTCGTGCGAATATCCTGTGAAGTTTTAGTCTCGTGTTCATCTAATGCCTCTATGACCTGTCCTTTTACATCAACAACAGGCACATCCGAAGGCTTATTCTCAGTCAATACATCTTCTACTTGCTCTTTTACATCAACAACAGGTGGCGCGGACAACTTGTCTTTTGTCAATACATCTTCTACTTGCTCTTTGATATCGGGCACAGATTTTTTCTGAGGTTTTGGCTGCTCCGATTTATTTGCTAATTGATTCTTAGCGTCAATCAATGCCTTTCTATACGCATCAATACTAATATTAGCAGAGTTTTGACCATCACCTTCATAGTATGATTCTCCCGCACGAACTCTACGATTTCTTCCTGCCATATCATATGGCACAGGCAATGCTGCCCATTCCATAGCTCCAGCAGTCATTGCTTCCTCCACGGAAACTTCACGACCGTTGTATGGCGTACCTTTTAGGAAAGCAGACAGCATAGGACGTTTAACACCACCCAATAAGAACCAATCAGTTGCCATCTTATCCTGCATTTCAGCATTAAAGATAGCATCTTTATCGTATCCTCCTCGTTCAACTGCTTCCTTGAATGTTGAAGGTATCATTTGATACTTGCCTACCGCACCTAACCTTTCGCTGCGACTCGCTTCATTTTGCCAGTACATCACCTCGGCAATAGTCATCTCAGTTAGCTTTTTACCGCCCCTACTTGTATCTAAATCCGAACCAGTAGGATTATTACTCGCATCATAACTGCCACTCGCTTCGCCTTTGCCAATTAACGACAACAAATTTGTTAGAGGAACTTCGGCATTGGTCATGGTAGTAGGCACTAACTTTTTACTATCCATGGTAACGAATACTTTTCCATCTGCGGTAGTATTAACAGTCTCGCCTTTTTTAACATTCATTATAGACTTTGAACCGTCTGGATTTTTCACTACTACAGTTTTGCCATCATCGCCCAACGATATTTTGCGATTGGCACTAAATTCTAAATCTTGTTGAGCCGATACCTGTCTTTCTGACAAAATTCGGTCTATACGTTTTTGTGCTACTCGTTTTTTCGCATTTGATGATGTAGGTCTATCTAATATCTCTTGATATCGTTTCATATCATCAAGAGCCTGGCGGTCGGCTTCTTGTTTTTTTAGCATATTTGCTAATTGCTCTTCAGCCGCTTCTTTTGGGTCTAATGTACCACTTGGCAACATAGTAGTAATAGCAGAAACACTTAATCCTAGTGATGATTCAAATATCTCAAGGAATGCCTGAAGATTTCTATGTTTAGGAATAATCGCAGAATACATATTTCTCAATGATATTCTGGCTCCATCTATAACCTCAATTGCGTCATCCGCTGTGTCGGCTAGGGTGCCGACATTCAAAAGGTCATCCTTTAATTCATCATATGATTTTTTGCTTAATAACTTGACAGTGTTCTTTGCCTGCGCTAAGTTTTCATTGAATGTTGTAAAATATTCATTACCACGAGCATCAGCAAAATCCTGATTGGCGAGTGTTTTTGCCGCATCACCGAATCGTCGGAGCATATACATTGAATCAGTTGCCGCCGAATCAGCGTCAGTAATTACTGCCTGCATTGCCGTTAGAATCATTTCTTGCGTTTCCATAGGGAATGCTGATAATTGCGTAGCTAATTCTTCTCCTATGTCGTTCTTTATATCGGTATCAAAACGTGTATTCTGAATGCCTCGTTTCGTTGCATCCATTATCAATTCTTGTAATCCTGGTCCAAGCATTTTAGCAGCCATTGCCAAGTTTCCGTATGCTTCATTAACCATTGCCGGGCCAGCTTCGCCATACATTTTTTGAAACTCTTCTTGGTTAATTCTCATTGCGGTGACAATATCAACATCTGTTTTGGCTTGCTCACGTTCTGCCAATAACTCGCTTCGTTTGTCACCAGTGACATTGGCAAGCATGGTCGCTATTTCAGTAGACGTTGTAAATGCCTCAGCAATTCTTTTCTGTGTTTGTTGATTCAGTGAATCCAAGTCACTGATATCATATAACATCTTGGCTTCTTCTGCCAATCTCGTGGAAAATTCTCCGACAGAATAACCCAGCCGATTTATTGCTTCTGGCCCATCTTTAAGTGCATGTACGAATTTAGTAAATTGAAGTTGAGCATCGTATGTGTTGCCGCCAGACATGTTAGTGAATGCATACATACTATCGCCCATAGCACCATATAACTCCTGGAGACTCATACCTAATCCAGCGGCGTTGTCTTTTAATAAATTGAAGTCATCCAGATTATCGCTCAGAGCGCCCATATCAATAGAAGCTCGCATCTCAGCATCATATGATGAAATTGCTTTACCAACTAAAGCGCCTGCCGCAGCTAATTTACCAGCAGTGCTTCCTAATAAATCCGCTGCGCCGCCGGTGAGTTTTAGTAACCCTTTAGCAAATGGATTTTTTATAAGTTTGCTGCCAGATTTTAGAATATCCTCTGACGCATCACCCAAAACCTCTGAAGCTTTAGCAACGGTATCCATTAACTCAGCAGTACCAGCGATAGGGTCTATATCACGAGTGAGTGTTCCCATTGTACTTTTAGCAGTATCGCCAACTTTGGATACATAACTACTTAATGACCGTTGTAAAGAATCCATCTTATCAGTTGAATCGGATAATTCTTCAAAATCTCTTTTTATCCGACGCAATTCCCGCAGTACAACTTGCTCATCATTGGTAATCGCCATGATGATAGCTTTGAGGGTTGAGTCCGAAGCCCATGGATATTGTTGAAATATATTATCTACTGATTGTTGGTCCAAAATTAACTACCCACTTAATGTATAAATACAATACACGCATTTACATGTTCTTGTATTTATTCGGAGAAAACCATGAGTACTAATCCCTTAATAGCGGCTTATAGGAAGCCGGCCCTTTATATTTCCTTGCCATCAGGAGGGAGATTTTATAATCCAAAGCCAACACTGAGTATAGACGGTGAATTAGCCATCTATCCAATGACTGCTAGGGATGAGTTGATAACAAAAACTCCAGATGCTCTATACAATGGCGAAGCGACACGAGCACTAATAAAAAGTTGTTGTCCTGACATACAGGACGCTGACCAAGTTCCGATGAGCGACCTCATTGTTATTTTGCTTGCTATTCGTACTGCGAGTTACGGAAATGAGTTAGACATAGATGTTAAATGTCCATCATGCCAGAGTATGAATATGCTCACGGTTGATAGTCCAACAATACTAGCGTCTGCAAAATCTGTCACAGCAGAAACAAGTGTGGAATTAAGCCAAGGGTTCATAGTAGATATCAAGCCATTTAATCTTCATGACCGTACATTACTTCAACTTCAACAAGTAAAACAACAAAGATTGATTCAATCGTTAATGTCACAATCTAATATGGAAGATGCCGAGAGAAATGAAATTTTTGGCAAGACTTTTGTTGAGATTGCTGAATTGACAGTTGATTTGGTTGCTAACTGTGTAGCAGGTGTAACTATTCCTGACAGCGAAGTAATTACTGACCAAGATATGATTCACGAATGGTTAAAATCTATATCTCGTGAAGATTATGAAAAGATTCGTGACCGAGTAGAAGAATTGGGACAAAGTGGCATTAATAATAATATGAAGGCTCGTTGCCAAGAATGCGGACATGAATGGACAACAGAAGTTGAGCTAGATATGTCAAATTTTTTCGCAGGCTGATAGCTACATGTCGGCCGGAAGAAATAGACGATATAGTTGAAAGATATACAAAGGAACTCAAAAACGCTGAAGCAGGTTATTTAGATATTATTCTACATAGTAACGGAGCATTGAGTTATGAGGATATAATGCGAATGCCTGTTAATAGTGTAGCATTATATGTAGAACGTATCAATCTTTTAAACGAAAAACGTGCCGAAGCCGCTAAGAAAAGTAGAAGACGTTAAACGTTACCTGTAATCATTTTATAATACTTCTCGGGCCAGCTATCATAATATCTTGTCTTATGTAGTTGGCCTCTTTTTTCTACAATATCATCACGCAACTGTATAAAAACACAGCCAGTGAAGTTTTGAGCAAATAATCCTGATTCTGGCGTACTAATGAAGTATAACAAGTCGGGATGCTCCTCATGTAACTCTTCAATCACATCATGTACTAAATCCAAATTACGCCCATCTATCCACGCAATTCCTACTTCATACGTATCTTTTTGAAACTGGAGAAATATATCTCTCATGTCACCAGAACGAGCATCTAAGAACTGGAGTTTATTATCAAGTCGTGCTTTTCTCGCATAAGGACATACAGCAAAGCCATCTGCTTTTTTCGCTTCAATTTTTTCTTCAGACCACTTAAGAAAAGCAGTAGTAAATTCTTCAAAATTCATTCATTAGTTCCTAGGGATATTTTAGACACACGGATGCTTAAAGATTAATGTATCACTATTTAGTCGCAGTAAATTGTCCTATCGGACAAAACAACTCGCAATGGCATTGCTTCGTTGTTAATACGCTTACGCTTAAACACTCTTTTTATTCCTTTCCACTGATTCTTATATATTCCGTAACATATTTTTGTCACTCCTACATGTGTGTGTCTCTATTCTACCTTAGATACACTTAGCCTATGGCGGCCAAAATGTATCTAAGGTAGAATAGAACTCTACCTCTCCCAAAGGAGAAAATACATACGATTAGCAAACCTAACAGTTACGGAAGGGGAGGCGGTTGGGCTGTACCTCAATTACTTGCTGCTTTTACCAGCGCAGTCCATGTGTTCATAGCGAATCGTACCACATTGAACGGACTCCCGGTTGCAATAGTTCATCAGAGCCGGGTCTTTTTTCATTACATTACTGTAACTACTACCATTACGACAATAGAAAAGCGCTAACCAGTAGGGTCGTCTTTTAAGGCATCCTATCACGAAGATAGGGTAGTCTATTGAAGCAGATAACTAGAAAACCTGTTAGCTTACCATCTCACATCAGAATGGATTTCGCAACGGAATATATAACTGGCCCGTCAACCTTGAGTCTAGTTTGTAAGGGTTCTGTGAGTAGTCTTTAACCTTGCCGAGGTGTTCAAGTCTCGCATAACAAGGTGCTAGATAGCCGAGCCATACTGTTTCACAACAGTAATTTTGCGGAGCTTCTGTCTTAAAAATTCTAGATATTAGTAGATATTAGTAGATATTAGTTTTTTAGTTTGTGCCGTTTATTGCTAAGTTTTTTAAATTTTCTATATTGGTTGATATTTGTTTAAAATCTGACCAGAACGTTATAGTCCATGCGCCATACTTTTTTGATTCGTAGATAATATGTCTAGATGTTAGTAGATGTTGGTTGATATTAGTTGGGAAAGCAAGGTAAATACCCTTGCGATCAAATTTCATGAATAATAAGTCTATATCATTTTCGTCATGCGCATCAAGTGTTTGTTCCAACCACATTTCTAATACAGGAATTGCCTTATCCTGTAACAGATGATGGAATGGAAAATCCGCATAATTTTTACACTCACAATTGAAATACTTCCAATCGTCAGGAGGGATGATATCGCCCTTGAATGCTTTAATTTGGTTTTCAGTAAGAGTAGCTTTGCGGGAAGCATTAATACCTCCTACAAATGCGCCAGAGTGTGGAACCCGTTCAAAGTTGTCATTGTAAATTTCACCTAGAATTTTACAGACTTCTCTTTCAAATCCTTTTCCTTTGTTTTTACTCTTACTTGCCATTATCGTTTATTTTTTGTAGTATGTCAATACCTAATTTGCTGGTTTCGACCGAAATCTTTTCATCGTATTCAAATAAATCTGTCTGTGGGTCCTTTACTTGATATGGATGTGGACTCTCTTCTATATGTTTGGCCAACTGGTAAATGAGTAAATCATTCATTTCCCAGTCAGTCATATCATTATCTTTTTTATCAGGCATCAATAACTTCTATCTCAGTATTAAATGTAGTGAAGCCGTTTTCTTTTGTAACCTGTAGAACATTATTAACTCGTCCTACAAGTTCATCACGGTGTGAAATCAACAGAATATTCTTGTTGCGTTCACGCTCCATCTTTTTGAGAACACCCAATGCGTTCTCAACACCAATACTATCCATACCACTGTCAACCAATTCGTCAATACAAACGAGATTGATAGGATGATTCATACTTTCAAATACATCACGGAATGCCCAAGACAAACCAAGAATCAAGCGATTACGTTCACCGCGACTCAGGTTGTCAAAGTCAAGGTCTTGTCCCAACTGAGTGATAGTTACAGAAAGATCACTCTGGAACTGAACCTCATGTGGAAGACCTAGCTTCGTAATGTAATGTTCTAGGCGATTGTTCATAAACGCAAGATTCTGTTCAATGATACGTTTACGGACAAAACTGTCTTTGTTCGTTAGCAGTTTATACAAAAAGTTCTGGTGGTCTTGAATTTCAGTTAGACGATTGACCTCATCCCACGAAATATCTTGTAGACCAGTATCACGAAGACTTTGAATCTGTTCCTCATACGGGTCAGATTCTTCAATCTTAGATTCTAGTTGATGTTGTAGAGTAGCCAACTTAGATTGGTGTTCATATGCCTCTTCAACTGTGTTGTATTCCAGTTTAGGACATTCACCTAATTCTCCAAGCGAATCAAGGGCTTCTCTGTACTCAACTAGCAAAGCAGTATCTTCGCTTAACTGTTGCTCACTTTCTGCTACCGCATCTGTCTTGGTGACTACAATCTTTTCATGTGCTTCGTCATGTAGGTCTTGGCCACATGCGTAACACTTGTGCTCTAGTGTAGCATCCAAGTCTGCTTTGGCTTTTGCCAAGCGTTTTTCTTCACGTTCAATGACAGTAACAAGTTTCGCAATCTCTGAGTTGAGAGTGTCCATTTGTGTTTTCTTATCATTAAACTCTTTATATAATTTATGCGATTTTAGCTCTTCATCTACATTTATGCGTTCTAAATGTACAATTTTGTTAGCTAGCTCATCAATGCTTTCTTGTTTCTTTTTAGCCCAAATCGCCTGTCGTCTTTCCATATCTTTGATACTTTTATCAATCGCCTCATTGGCAGTTTTAATGCCATCAATGCGATAAGTCTCTTCTTGGATACGGTCTTTAGACTCTTTGATTAGAGTCTTTAGTAGCTCAGCCTTTTCGGAAAGTTGTGTGATGCCTAGCAGTTGCTCAATAAGAGCACGAGCATCATTTGCTCGCATAGACAAGAAAGGCTCAGTGTATGTATTTAGTGCCACGATATGCTTGAACATTATGTGGGACATACCTAGTACTTTTTCAATAGCAATCTGTGAAAGTTTACCTTCACCTTGCATTTCATCAGTCACACCTTCCATGGAGTCAACACCGCCAACAAGGAACTTAAACACGTTAGGTTTACGTCCTCGTTCAATACGATACTCTACGCCATCCTTTTCAAAATCTACAGTGACCAGCATTTGTTTGTCATTGGTCTTGTTGATTAGGTTACCAACTTTGATATTGACCAATGCGTTACCGAACAATGCGTATGACAGAGCATTAACGATTGTTGTTTTGCCAGTACCGTTGCGACTACCATCACCGCCTAGGTCCATATTGTTCCCTAGGACGAGAGTCAGGCCAGCAGAGTCAAACTCTACGGCCTGTGTCACATTACCTACTGAAAGAAAGTTCTTTACTGTTATGTTCTTTATGTTAAGTGCCATTGTATGCCTTATCTATACGAAAAATATGTACTATTATACATGGAGTGTGTTGTATATGTCAATGAGTACTGCGGGTTTTATTGTTTCGCTTTCAATTGCGTTGAGTTGGTTGAGTACAATTTGGTCAACACTTTCAACGTGTAAACTTTCGTCCGCGTTCCATTCTTTAGCGTGTTCTTCTTTTTTGCTAGGTACCAACGCAATCTCGCGGAGGTTATATTGTTGTTGGAATGTTTCTTTGATGTAGTTAGCTTCTTCATATGTAATAGGGATATCAAGTGAAATACGACAATGTGTTTTTGGACCAAGATATTTGTCTGGGTCTTCTACCAGTTTGCTAATCTCAATTGTTTTGTAACTAGGTGCATCTGGCCAATTAACAAACTCTGGCTCACCTTCCCATTTAAAGAAAGTAATACCTCGTTCATCGTCCCACGCATCGGCATAGTTATGTGGAAAACAATTCCCTGTGTATACAACATTGCCTTTTATTTGTCGTTTATGAAAATGACCAGAGAATACTTTGTCTGCTTTACTTAGATGTTCTTCACGAAGTCCACCTCCATGGTCAGGCATTTGTACCATGGCATTCATATAGAAATGTGGTAACTCAAAGTGACCAAAAATATACTTCACATTCAATTTAGAAATCTTATGATGTTCATCTTCAACTAACCAAGGACAGATAGCGACATTATCTTTCACAAGAATATCATCATTGACGATAGTAATATTTGGATAGAGTTTGGCCATAGGCAACGAGTTGATTTCTCGTTTTTCGCGATAGTACAGGTCATGGTTACCCATAATCATATACACTTCGTCAAATGAGCTATTTAATAGCTCTAATGTTCTCATAGTATAGTTAAGTGTTGAGACATTGATGGTAGCACGGTGGTGATGCCAATCACCTAGGAATATCGCCTTTTTGATGTTTCTCTTTTTTGACTCTTCGACCATCCATTTCGTGAAATCGTAACAGTCTTGGTTATGTGCTTTACTGTTATTCTTCATTCCAAAGTGGATATCAGTCCATATTACGATTTCGTCAAATAGTTGTGCCAACTTATTCTTCCTCTTTCTCTTCTGAATCGTCTTTTTTGTTGTTACCGTAAAAATTATCTAGTCCTTCACGGTCTTGAATACCTTCCCATTCAGCATTGAATGAGCGTGTGAAACTTGGATCTAGGCCTTGCTCTTCTAGTAGGTCATCACGAATATTCTGACTACGTTTCTCTAGATTGAGTACACGAGTAAACGAGTTAGTGATAGCCGCTGTGTAGTAAGCAAATGGATTATCACTCTTAGCTTCGTTAAACTGGAGACCAATCTGCGTTAGTTGAAGTATAGCTTGTCCTCGCATTTCGTCAACATATGTGTAACCACGCCAGTTGCTACGTTGTGAGTATCGTTCACAAAGTTTCATGTACATAAATGCTAGGCGTTCATTCGTTCTACCATGTGTAACACTAAACTTGCCATCTGTCAAGTCACCCTTCCAATGACTGCGGGCTACTTCTGTCCATTCGCCATTAATCATGGCATATTGTTTGAATGGAGGAAAGTTACAGCGACTATGATTATCTGCGGTTGATTTTGGATTAGTTTTGCGTTTTTCTAATGGAATGTGGTCAAACGTCATCACACGGACAACAATATCTTCAGTAGAAATAGATTCTGGATCAACAGCGAAATCAGCGGCTTTTGGTTTTGTTTTCTTGTCTAGCTCACCTCTTTCCCACCGTTTTACTTGCTCTTCATGCGCAAGTCGTTGTAGTCTCTTTGCTTTGTTTTCTTTGGCTTCTGTGATGGTACTATCGTTGATATCGTCAAGGTGATTGATGATGATATCATACATGTGATATTTTTTATCCATTAGCCAGCAATATGACATTTTACTATTATGGATTTCTTTAAGTATTTCTTTGTTAGTTAAGTAGTGTTGTGCTTTAGCCATTATGGTATGTAAGGTCCTTGTTTTGTTACATTAGATAGCATTTTTACGCATTATGTAACTATTTTGGTACATTATATAACATTTTGGAATGAATGTCAAGTAAATTTGAGCATGTTTTTTTGAGTATAAATACAATATTAATGAGGATAAAACCGTGGCAAAAGTGTTTTCAAAGGGTGTTGGTAGAGATCAGAAGGCTAAGTTAGTGGCCAAGGATGTCGGTAATACATCTATGTTCAGTAAAGGGATTATGTCAAATCTCCAAAAGTTTGGCGGTGTGGTATTCCCATATACGCCTACTATTCAGATATCACATGCCGCAGCATATGGTGAATACGATATACCTCATAGTATATATCAGGCGCAGTATTTTTCTCATACAGCAAATCCTACCATATCTGTTCAGGCAACATTCACTGCGCAAGACGAAGAAGATGCTATCATGAGCGCCGCGGCTCTTCAGTTTTTCAAATCTATGACAAAGATGGATTTTGGTTTAGAAGCAAAGAAATTAAAAACAGCAGGCGCACCACCGCCTGTGTTATTGTTTAGTGCTTATGGAGCATTACACTTCAAAAATACACCTGTTGTAGTGAAGAACTTTAGTTATGCGTTGTCTGAAGAGCCAGATTATATAACATTCACAGACAATGTTATGGGTGATATCACTGTTCCTACCATGTGGCTGGCTAGTTTAGAGTTGGCTGTACAAGTGGCTCCTGTCAAACAAAAAGAATTTGATTTGAGAGCGTATAGGTCAGGAGCATTACTTAACGGTGGAGGATTCTGGGGATAATGGAATACAAAAAAGACAGTTTATATAGAAAGACAGGATTTACCCGTAGAGGATATCTGGATGTTTTGACTGACCCAGTTGGCGACATAAGCGCATATCAAACTACAACGGTTGTTATAGATAATAAATACGAGAACCGACCAGATTTGTTAGCATACGAGCTTTATGGCAATCCTAAAGTCTGGTGGGTATTTGCATTCTTTAATCAAGATACTCTGTTAGACCCAATCATTGACTTTAAAGCGGGTCTGGAATTAACCGTACCGACGAAATTTATATAATGGCAAAACTAAGCGAAAACTGGCTTTCTACCGTTGATTTAGGAACTTATCACTTGACGCTATACATGGTATCAAGTGCGATTTCCAACGACCCATCGCCACTAAAAAATGATGCCAGTATCAGTGAAAAAGATGCTATCATTATTGCTGAAAGTGGTGTGACTGGTGGATATACCATAGACAATGTTCTTATGCGAAGTGCTCTTGTGGGTGCGAGTAGTACTGGTGGCATGGCTACAGGTATCATACAATTTGACCTACATGAACCACTAGCATTCAAACTTTTGGATAGAATACTATCTTATACAGGCAATTTTGGTTGGCAAACAATGCAAAGTGCTCAGTATGTTTTGAAGATTGAATTTTTGGGCAGAGACCATCGTACTGATAGAGTTAAAAGATATCCAGGTGTTCATTTATACACACTCACTATTCAGTCGGTAGATGCCAAAGTCACTACTAGAGGCACAATGTATAATATTGTGGCGGCTACACGAACTACTACAGCTATCCAGAAAGCGGTCGTTGAAACTACAATAAGTGTTAATGATATAGAGACTATGCGAGATTTTATAAAAAATCTTGAAAGTACATTGAATGATGTGTATGTGCCTAGATTGCGAGCACAGCCAGCGCATGGTAACTCTGGAAATTCTTCATTTAGATATCGTATTGAGATAGATGAACAAGGAGCTAGAAGTGGCGCATTACAAAAATTACTTCAAACTCCAGAAGCTATTAACAAAATAGTACCTTTCCCTACGAGTGTAGTTGATAGTTTATGGGGTGGATTAAGAAGTGAGAAACAACCTTCGCCTGCTGAGACACATGGTGTAGAGAAGAAACTAACCGAAGACTTAGCACCTGGTAATAACATAGTTGAGTTTATAAAACAAAAAGTACAAGCAAACGTCCCGGCATTTGTAGAGTGGCAAGAAACTAAAAAGCCAGACCCGATTACACCTACGCCTATTGTTCAGGTTATATCCACCACTGAAGTAACAGAAGACGCTGATGCATTGACAGGCGAACCAATAACTGAAATAATATTCATAGTTACAACTTCGCAAGAGTATAGTGATATTGAAAAATCATATGCTGACCAACAAAGTAAGTTGAGAAATGCCGGAGTACAGCGAGCAAGATTTGATTCTTTGCCTATAAGAAAAAAATATACATATCTTTACTCAGGTGAAAACACAGAAGTTTTGGATTTTGAGATACATTTTAATATGATGTTTGCAGCGGCAAAATATCCAATTGACGGCAAGTTATATCCTACTGCCACACAAATGGTAACAGGTTCTAAGACGGAAGAAGGTCCTATTAGTACACCGCAATCTGTGCCACCTTTGCCGCCAAATTTTGTAATGGAATCATCTAGGAATAAACCAAAAACGATAGATGATTTCGCAGTAGATATTCCAACGTTTGATGAATTGTATCAGGAAAGTCAAGCACGTGGAATTGTACAGAATTACAATGATAACGGGCTTGCACCACCAGTGGTTAATCCTAGTGATATCACATCGTTTTATGCTCCTATCAATGCATTAGAACGAGAATTGAATCCAACGATATATGAGCAGTTCCCTCCAAGTCAGGCATCTCCTGGTTATGGAGCAGTGAGATATCTGGAAGATTTAAATGTATCTACCGGCAGGTCATATGTAGAATCTATAAATTATAACTATGTTTCTATGAATCCTGCGTTATTGCGTATAACAGAAATGACTACGCCAGAATTGGCAGGAGCTACGATAGATTCTATTCGTTTGGCAGAATTACACAACCGTGCATCTAACGGTCTTCAGGCGGAGCTAAGTATAAAAGGTGACCCATTCTGGTTAGGTACTCCTGGTGCAGTATTAGATACAGCGCCATCGTCTGGCTCTTCTGTTGATGCGGCTATAGTAGATAGTACAAGCGAAGAATCATTACAGAAATATTTGTATCACGGCGGTGTACTGATAGCATTGGCTACATATAATCCAGATGAAAACATTGCTCAGCCTGATAAACCATTTGGCAAAGAAATGGATATGGTAAGCAGTGGTGTTTATCGTGTAGTCATCGTAGAATCGCGATTCGCCGGCGGTGAATTCACACAACAACTAACATGTCAACGGGAGATTAATACTGCCGTTGCGCTTGTAGCAAATCAACTTGATCAATTATAAAGGTTATTATGGGATATACAAAAAAGACGACAAATAAAAACATAGCACAGAGACACCAAGAAAACTTAGACTATATCAATGTTCTGAGTAATCTTTATCTGGCTGTTGTCGCGGATACACAAGATAAAACTTACATGGGTAGAGTATTCGTACATATACCTGCCCTTGGTGCTCCGAGTAAAGTTCCCGAGACACCACATGAAAGAGGAATGGATGGACTTCGTGCTGTTCAATTAGTCACTCCTTTTGGAGGACACACTGACCCTCTACAAGTTTCAAGTGCGGTTGAAGTATATGGCGAGGATTTAACAAGTATTAATGGTACGGTAAAATCATACGGTATGTGGCCACAACCTCCAGCGCCTGGTACTACGGTACTTGTTGCGTATTCAGCCAGTAGTGAGCAAGGTTTTCTTTTAGGCTCATTAATGTCGTTTGACAGAAACTTTATGATGGGCGGCCGTGCGAGCGGTGATGCTTATGAAGGAGGAGCTATTGTTCCTGGTCAAACAGGTGAAAAGAATCCAGAAGATTTAAGTAATCCAGAAGTTAGACCAGCCGACCCTAATCCTATGAAATGGATGAAAGAGCAAGGACTATATGAAGATGCTGCGAGGGGTCACAGCGCATCAAGTGCTCGCCGAGAAACACCTAGCAAAGTGTTTGGTATCACTACCGCGGAAGGTCATGTGTTGACTATGGACGATGGTGATGAAAGTGGCAACAGTAAAAATATTAGAATCAGGTCAAAAGATGGCGCTCAAATACTTATTGATGACACGAATAGGTTCATATTTGTAAACAATCATGATGGCAGTAGTTGGATTGAATTAGATGATGAAGGTAATATAGATATCTATGCTAAAGGCAAAATTAGTATGCACACTGAGGATGATTTCAATCTTCATGCTAAAGGCGATATCAATATGCAAGCTGACAAAAACATCAATATCAAGGCAATAGGTCCTCAAGGCATTCGTGTTGAAACTACTGTGGGTGATATGGACTTTTTGGTAGCAAGTGATTGGAAAACTACTGCTGGTGGTACAACTAACATTCGTAGCCGCCACCATATAGAAACGGCTGACCGAATTGATATGAATGGTCCTCAGGCAGCTAATGCGTTGGCTCCTTTTGTGAATAATTTGCCTGCCAACAGAAACGTTACCGTGAGTATTGCTAATCGTGTTCCCGAGCACCATCCATGGGAAGGTGTAAATGCTAAACAAACTGATTGGACAAAAGCTAAGGGAGACCTCAAGTAATGTTCAATCAAGTGCCTGAGATAACAGAAGATAATTTGATTGAATGGGATATTTTTGTTCCTAAAAATAGCTCGTTGGTATATGATTTGGTCCAATTATCCGAACTAGAATCTAGCAAAGAAGTTATTTCAGTTGCGTTGGCATATATGGGATGGAATCCTTACCAAGTGATTCAAGATGGAAAAACTATAATAGGTTATGGTTCAGAAACACAAATTGATTCAAATGGGTTAACGGAATCAGCGAGCTACAGTGAATTCATAGGTCGTTGGAAAGAAACAGAGCGTAAATTAAAACGACTTATAAGCGTTAATGCGTTAAGTCAGACACAATATGATGCTTTGGTCAGTTTGTACTTCTTCACAGGAGATTTCAAGTATGTGGGGACGGGCACCTACCGATTCTACATCGGAGATTATATAAAACAAGGTAAATGGGATTACATTGCTACGGCTTTGATAAAATCAAATTACCAACGGTCTATTAGACGCCAAGAAGCTAATATTTTAATGTTAGCTGATTATGGTCAGCCAAAATCAAGAGAGGATATCCGTGAGCAATCATTGCAAGAGATTCGCAAACGTCATCCTGAGTTACTATCTCCTGTTCAACGTCAACAGGCAGAATATGTATATTATTCTGAAACTAAGAGATTTTTGCCTAAGATGACACAAAGTAGAATGAGACAAATAGTAAAATTATTAAGTACATCGTAAGATAAATATTTTTATAACGAGAAGAAAATACATGTCAAGTGTACTATTATTGAATGCCGATGCTCAGCCCTTAAGTTTACTGCCATTAAGCACGATTAGTTGGCAGAATGCTATAAAAGCGTATTATCAAGAAAAAGTGGATATCATAAAGCATTATGATGATATCTATATAAACAGTGTAAATTTCAAAATGAACATGCCCAGTGTGGTGATGTTACGGCGTTATCATCGGCGACCTAGAAATGCCAAATTTTCACGGAGGAACATGTATGTCCGGGATGACTACAGGTGTCAGTACTGTGGTGAAAGATTTGAATCTAGTGAATTAACAATTGACCACGTACATCCCAGAAGTCTGGGCGGCGACACAAGTTGGGAAAACTGTACCACTGCCTGTTTCCCATGTAACACACAAAAAGGCAGTAAACTAATAAAACCTATCACACAACCATATAATCCAAGTTGGTATCAAATAAACAACAGAGCAAAAATATTTAAGATAAACATTCCAGACACTGGTTGGAGTGAATTCTTGGATTGGCCGTCTGAATTGATACATTACTCCGCTAACATGGAATTTGCTCATTAAAAGCTACTATAATTTTTAGCTAAATATAAGTATGAGCAAAAAAATAATTGGTTATACTACACGAGACAGATACAGAACAAGCTTACCGCTAACGGGAATGGAGTTGGCGAAACAGGACTTGTTGAATCACTTTGCGATACGAAAAGGCGAGAAATGGACAAACCCTGAGTTTGGTTCCAACTTGCCTTATTACGTTTTTCAGCCATTGGATGATGCCACTGTTGATTTAATTGAGCGTGATGTTATTGATGTTGTTTCGTATGACCCTAGATTTCAGTTAATGGATAATTCTCTGACAGTTATAGAGGATGAGCATTTGGTGGTATTGCGTGTAGAGTTATTATATGTGCCTACTACGACCCAAACCGAACTTGAAATAAAATTTGACCGTGAGTCACAGAATTCAGAGTTTTAATTATGGCCCAAACAGTAAGACAAAATAGATTATTCGTAGCAGAAGATTATACTGCGATTTACGAGAGTTACATCAATGCTAATCTTCAAGCATATGATTATGATACCATTCGCTCAGCAATGGTCAATTATGTTCGTTCAACTTATCCAGAAAATTTCAACGACTGGATAGAAAGCGCAGAGTTTGTTGCTATTCTTGATTTGATTGCTCAGTTTGGCCATAACTTAGCATTCCGTGTTGATATGAATAGCCGCAACAACTTTCTTTCTACAGCAGAAAGACAAGATGCGGTTTATAAACTTGCTGAGTTTTTAGGTTATCAATCTAGGCGAAATCTTGCTGCTTCAGGTTTATTAAAAGTAACAAGTATTCGTACTAACGAAACCGTAATTGGCAGCCAGGGCACAAGTCTAGCGGGCACAGAAATTCGTTATGAAAATTCTGCTAATGCTGATAATCTAGATGATTTTATTACAGTAATGAATGCTGTATTGGCTCCTAATAATCAGTTTGGTTCGCCTCGTAAGCAAGCCAGTATTGGTGGTATCAACACACAATTCTACAATATTAATAATACTCCTGACCAAATATTTTTTACTTTAAGTGGTTCAGTCCAAGGTACATCTGCGTCTTTTAATGCTGTTAGTTTGTCATATAGTAAGGCTAGAAATTTGCCATTGGAAACAATGCCTAATCCTTCTAATGCTTTCTCTATTCTATACAGAAATGATGGCACTGGAGTGACTAGTGCAAATACAGGTTTCTTTGTGGGCGTTAAGCAAGGCGAAATGCAATACAAAGATGTAGATATCAACGAGCCTATTGATAATCTATCGGTAGATGTTGAAGCAACTAATGTGAATGAAACAGATGTATGGGTTCAACGAATAAATGACACTGGCGATGTACAAGAGATATGGTATAAAGTAGACAATGTATTTGGCAGCAACATAGCATACAATGCGTTATCGCAAGGTGAGCGTAACATATTTAGTGTTAAGACTCGTGAAAATAACAAGATAAGTATACAATTTGCCGACAGAAGATTTGGCAACTTGCCTCGTGGTCGTTTCCGTATTTGGTACAGAACCAGTTTGAATGACACATACGTTTTACGCCCAGAAGATTTAGGTTCAAACAGCATAACATTCCAATACATTGGAGCTGATGGTAATCCGTATTCGGCAACTATGGTAGTGAAATTAAAAGAATCTATTGTTAATGCTAGTGCTGGTGAAACATTAGACGATATTAAGACTAATGCGCCTAGAATTTATGCTACGCAAGATAGAATGATAACTGCTTCAGACTACAGCAGTTATTTAATATCACAGAGTAGTAACATTCTTAAAATTAAAAGTGTAAATCGTACCCACAGTGGTCACAGTCGTTATATTGATTACAATGACCCTACTGGTGCTTACACTAATGTTAATGTTTTTGGTAGAGATGGCAAAATCACACGAGAAGAAACAATCGGTGTGACAAAATCTTCTTATTCTGACGTTAATAGAATATACAATGAAAATATAAAACCTATTCTATCTAATCCAAATGTAATTAACACATATTACGATATGAATCGTGACGCATTTACTGCTTTATATGCAGATTACAATGAAAAAACATACGTATGGCAAAAAGTAATAACGTTAGGAGATATCACTACTGGATATATAACAGATAATTCAAATAATAGTATTCAATCTGTTGGATTAACTTCATTTGACTATTTAAAACATGTTACTTCTGATGCACTTGTTAAATTTTTAACACCTGACGGCGAAGAATTGTGGGCAAGAATTTCTACGATAAACAACAACGGATTAGGCATAGACAATGTTGCTGGATTACCTACGGGCAAAACATCTACTGGTATAGGAGCTATATCATTAGATGCTGATATTCCTCAAGGCAGTGAAATAATAATGGTTTATCCTGCGTTTAATCGTGATTTTTCAGAACAAGAAGTAATCAATATCATTTCAAAATTAGACAATAACGAGTCGTTTTCTGCTAGTTACGATTATTTAAAACGACAGTGGATATTTGAATCAGATGCTAGTTTAGAAGACGAAGGCTGGTTATTCTTTGTGGATTATGTTGCCACAGAAGAAACAAACTATATATACACTAATGATACATACATATATCTTGAATCAAATGAAGTAGTGTTTTCAAATACAAATAACGAAGCTGCTCTTGATTCTTATACTCGTAAGAAATCCAGAGACTTGACTACATTTATTATGTATGAAGGCAATGACATAAAAGAATATACAGTGTATATAGACTCATTGATAAACAACAATAAAGTATCGTTGGCTATTGAAGATAAACAACGTGATTCTCGTCCAGACAATCCTGATGTGTTTCTATCTATATTAGGAAATAATCAAAGCTCATTCAATAACAGATTTGAATGGGTCCATGTGCCGGCAGAAAATGAACTAGTTGACCCAAGTTTTACAAACATTGTTGATGTGTTCGCATTGACTAGAACATACGACACCGCGTATAGAAATTATTTGCGTGATACGAGTGGTCTAATTGATGAGCCGGTTCCGCCGACTATTGATGAATTGAACCAACAATTCAAACAAGTAAATACTAAGAAAGCAATGAGTGATAAAATCATTTATCGTCCAGTTAGATATCGTCCATTGTTTGGACCAAAAGCATCTTATGAAAATAGAGGCAGACTTCGTGTAGTTAAAGTAGCTGGCTCAAACATGACTGATAATGAAATAAGAAGTCGTGTAGTACAGTATGTTGGAGAATTCTTTAACTTGTCTAACTGGGATTTTGGTGAAACATTCTACTTTACAGAATTGGCAGCATATGTACATGGTAAAATGCCGGGCATTGTGAGTAGTTTAGTTATCATACCAGAATTCAATAACAGTGTATTTGGTGATTTATTCCAAATTGAAGCAAAAACAGATGAAATTTTTATTCCTGATGTAGGCGTAGATATCGTAGATATTATTGACAGCATCAACGATTCAACTATAAAGACAGCGTAAGGTACATAGTAAATGTCAGACAAATATAAACCAAACAAAATCACCGAAGAGATGGAGAAAATACGCGCAGGCGCTAAGAAAACAAATTACATAAAAACATCTTCGTACTTGCCAAAAACATTTGATACTCCTATCAACCGTAAATGGCTAGATAGCACACTTGACCAAATGTTGAGTAAAGGTGATTTGGAAGATATTGACGCATTTATTGGCAAGCGTGACGGTAAGTACAGAAATATTGATGATGTATATCTACCAGAAGTAGCACATGCCGAGCGCAGAACCAATGTACATTTGTCTCCTGCAATTGTTTCATACAGTGATAATCAGATAGAAAATGTTATTACATATGATGATATTGCTAATACCATAAAAACAAACACTGACAGTTATTCACACGGAGCGGCATACGCTACACAGGCATATACATTTGCACCGCCAATAACATATGACAAGTTTGTTAATCCTAGCTCATATGTGTGGGTGCCTGATATGCCTGTGTTTATCTCTGGGTTAACAACAGTAGATATAGCTCGTGTAGAATCAGGCGCAGAATATTTCTGGGAAGACACAGATGTTTCATTTTATTTACAAAACAATCAGCGTATAAGACTATCTAATTATGACGATTGTACTTACATGGTAGCAGGTGTAGGTAAAAAAATCAAGCTAATTAAAATAATGGATGCTCTCGGTGAGTTTGTATATGATTTTGAAACACCGGGTAGTCCAGTTGCTGTTACTGGTTTATGGGACAATGCTGATTATAATCCACAATTGCCTGATTTGAATGCTATTGATGGAATTTCTTTTGGCGAAGCTGCGTGGGATATGGGCAGCATTGTATTGGAATCATACGACAAAGATTACATTGTTATAGACCGAGCGGATGAAGATAATACCGCATGGAGCCGTAATAATAACTGGATACACATTGATGCTGTCAAAGAATGGTGTGGAATAATTGGCATAGATTTTGATGAATACATACGTAAAGAAAGAAAAGCAATACGACCTATTATAGAATTTAATGCTAACATTGTAAAAATTCCACAAGAAAAAGTTCGTATGAACCAAGCACCTTTGTTTAGATTAAAAGATGCTACTGGCAAATGGCTTGATGAATATCCTGTGAATGATTTTGCTGGTAGTAAAATATTTGGATACGAAGAAGGAACAGGTTTTGTTGATACCGAGTTAGGCTTCGCACTCTCACGCCGAGATAATGGCGCAAGCGCAGACATAGTATTTAAAAACTATCTACATGTGGAACGATACACTTCTAAAGTAAGAGATGTATTAAATTCAAACATAGACAGGAAAGAAATACAAGGTTTATATTTCTTTGAAATTGACGGCGATAACAGAACAAACTATGTTTCTATGGCTCGTCCTCTGACTGCGTATAAAAAACAACAAATTGAAGTTATTAACGCGGAAGAGCCTGCTATTTTTTACGGTGTTGGCTCGGAAACATGGAAAACATCTCAAGAATTTATTATAACTAAAAAAGCAGAAGATGTATGGACAATAACAGAATTATATTCAAATGGTACATATAACGAGATAAAAGATCCAACTCCTTTTCTTAAATTGGAACCAGACACTGAATATGAATTTCATAACTTGTATGACTCCGCTGCTGTAGTTTTTTATGTTGATGGTGAAACACCGCTATATGCAAATGGTTTTACTGCTGATTCGTTTTCATATGTAACTCCGAGTAGATACAACACAGTAAACGTGGCACTGGTACATGCCGACCCTTCTATAGGCGTTATCGGCAAAACAATGAAAATATACAGTGACCGTGATGCCAGCATTCAGAAACATGAAGTTAAAATTAATGGAAATGTACTCCGACCTAGAGAGTATGTTATTCAATCAGACAAAATAACTATTCCTGTTGAATTGATTTCTGAAGGAGATATCATAGACTTACAATACGTTGATACAAATAATACAACAGAGACTTCGGAAACTATACCTGAAATTTTTGAATATAACTCTAATAACAAAACTGTTGATACATTAACTGTCAGTGAAACATTGGACCACTGGGCAGATATTATTCGTCAATCTCCTGAGATAGATGGACAAATTATAGGCACAAATAATTCACATAGATTGCCGCAGCTTCCACAATACGGCGGCACGATATTAATTCATGACTACAACATATTGCCGCATAGTTTGACAATAACAACGCCAGATTTCAATATAACTAATGCTTTGATGGAACAAGGCAAAGATTGGTACGCATTTAAAGAACGTGTTAAGAATCAAGCAAGACGATTATGGAGCACAAAATCATATAGCTCCGTGAAAGATTTGACTAATGATGTAATTAATCAATATGTTTTGACACGTAGAGGCACAAGCACGTATAAAAATAGCAACATGTTATTTTTGAATACGACTGACCCTCAAGAATTTATTTTGAGTATTGGACAAACAAATATTACTCTGCGTGAAACAGTCAATAAAGACGAAAACATTCAAGACCATTTGTACGTGTATTTAACAAGTTATGTTGCTGGCAATTTGATTGAAAAACTTTTAATCAAGAATACTGATTACACTGTTGTAGCAAATCAGCTTGTATTGAATCAATCTATAGTGTCTTCGTTCGGCAATAATGATTCTACGATATCTATTCACTACATTCCGATGGATGAATCATGTTATGTTCCGCCTAGTATGACAAAATCTATGCTAGGTCCAGTGTATGAACCACAAGTACATAATGGTGTGCTTTACTGTCACGACGGAGACACATATCCAGTAAACACTGATGGTGATATTGAAGTTATATTAAATGACACACGAAGCCCTTCGTTTGACCCTATTGCTGCGGTGTTGTATGACATTGAAAAAAGAATATACGCTGGACTTGTAGATGGTGAATATGTTATACCTGCATCGTTAAGAGGTTCACAGCATCGTTCTAAATGGTACACACATTACGACATTGAAAACGATTTGATGTACCGTCACTTTGTACGATGGACAAATGACACAGGCTATAAACTTCCTGTTTCTATTCCAGATTCAGATGACACGGAAGGTTGGACATGGAACTATAGACATATTAATGTAGATGGACACTTGGGCAATTTGCCAGGACACTGGCGCGCGGCTTATCGTACATTGTTTGACACTGACACACCACATCTAACGCCGTGGCATATGTTAGGACATGCCAAGAAGCCAACCTGGTGGGATGACTTGTATAGTTGGACTGAACCTACGAAACGAAATGCTCTTCTTGATGCGTTAAAACATGGCAGAACAGATACGACCGGCAAGACAGATTTGCGTTACGCTCGTTACTACTGGGACTGGATACTACAATGTCCAGTTGATACTAACGGTGAGTTAGTTGGGCCAGTTAATGTATTAGTCGCTAATCCAGCAAATAGAGTGTTTGATGTGAATTTTGCACAAGCACACACATTTGAAGATTGGTCAGAAGGACAAATGATTTGGCGTAACAGTGCTCTAGGACAAGCGGCGTTTATTAGCACACTGACTACTCTATCTCCTGCACAAGCATGGGCAGAGTTTTTTGTGCCAGGCACAGTTCGCTCAGCAGATTATACAACATATCCTGGAATTGTCACTGATGAGCTTGGATTGAATCAATTAACTGATTCAGCGAGAGCCGGAGATTTGACAACGGTTGTTAGTAGAATTTCTATGAAGAATGACAGAGTGATACCTAACTCTGAGGTAGTAACAGTTGATGATGCGCAAGTGTTGTTATTCAATAACACTGACGGAGATAATGCCACAACTGAATTTGCTCTTCTACCAGAAACAGGAATTGTATCAGGCGTTGCTTTGACTAACCGTGGAACAAAATACAATCAATTACCAGATGTAGATTTCTATAGCGAAACTGAAGGGAACATTGGATTAAATGTCAGAGTTGAAACTAAAACTGTTGAATATGTTTCTCGTGGATTAGACCAAATCATATATAATTATATAACAAAAATTGAATCTACGCAAAGCTTCAGTGAGCAAGTTAAAAATGTAGAAACAAGATTGTCGCAAAAGATTGGTGGATTTTCGGCGAAAAATCTATTAGAATTTAAAACGGAAAGTAGTCGTCAAGGTTCTATCGCATTAGCAAGCTTTGATTATGACTTGATTATGTATCAAGGCAAACCTACTGATTTGATAACAGCATCATCTTTTAGAATTGTTAAGACGGATTCTGGTTATAGTGTATTTGGATTTAGTCCTAACAAACAACAATTTTATTTTTATGAAGCAGATTTATCATACACCAGTAATGTTGAAGTTGTGACAATAGGCGACAGCGGTGCTACTGTTAAGAAATATAAAAAGTTTGTTAAACCAGCAAGTATAGCAGAATACGGTACAAAGTTCAAGCGTATTCAGGATGTTTATAACTTTATTCGTGGCAATCTTCAATTTGTTAAAGATGCTGGATATGATTTACTTCGTGGAATAGATGACTATGCGTATGACTTTGCTCGTTGGGCAATGAGTTCAGCAGTAGATTCGCAATTGACATTGCCAATTGGCTCGGAAATAATGTTCCAACCTGGACATGGTACTATATTGGAACTAAACTCACTATCCAGACAAACAAACGGTGTCCTTGATACAAACGGCAGAACTATACCGTTGGAAGAATTACTGATAACTCGTGATGAAACACAAACTGTTGTCAGTTATGGTGGTGATTTAGGCAGTGTAACATTCGCGGTAACTGATTTTGAACACATGGTTGTGTTCAACAATGTGACTGACTTTAACAGTACTATCTATGATGATGTACTTCAGAGAAGACAACCACGATTGATAATGAAAGGTCAAAGAACAAAAGATTGGTACGGTAAGCGCAAAGCGCCAGGATATCTAATCTTTGATGATAAGATTGTTCAAAACTGGGACACAAGTGTTGATAACATTAGAGACTATTACGATGTTAATACTAATAAATTTAATGCGTCTATTGAAAAAGCAGAGCGCTTGACTAATGGCAATATAACACAAGAATGGATTGAAGATTTGGGAATATCTCAGATTACAGCCAACGAAATGTACAAAGGTATTATCCGTGATAAAGGTACAACTAACTCATTGACATTTGCTGATACATTGGCATCCTACGAGGTAGGTGATAAAAATGTCAAGTCTCGTGAAATATGGATGTTCCGTGAGAACATGTTCGGTGATGTTAGAAACTTTGATGCCACTGAGTTTGAGATTAGACGAACAGAAATAAAAGACAAACAACAGTTGTTAAACTTTGTTGACCAGCCGACTGGCACAGGTGTAGATATTGTAACAAATAGTATTTTGGCACCTAATCGTCCAAGATATGTTAATGGTTCAAAACCTGATTTTGAATTAGTACCATTTGTTGAGCGTGATTTGCAATTAAGAACAGCAGGTGATTTATTAGTAGATGAGGCTGACTTTGTTGCGAAGAAGGTTAGTGATATACCAGGATTGTTCAGTCAAATGTCTGGCACAGATATAGAAACATGGAACACATACACAAGTTACAAAAAAGGCGACCTTGTTCGCAAAGATGGAAAACTGTATGAATGTATAGTACAAGCAACTGGATTAAACGCACAAACTGATATTGCTCAAATTGCGAGTGCTGTAAGATATCCTACTATGCCATATGGTTCAACTGCCATTTTTAGAGATAATACAGATTCATCTTATACTACCGTAACATTCGGTACAAATGTATCCGGTACAGAACCTATTTCTATATTAGGCAGTATAACAAATCCTGTGGTGTTAAGTCAAGATGGAGCAAGACTGATAATTAACAACTCTGTCATTTCTATGGAAAAGAAAATACAGGTACCACAAGATTCTGAATATCCTGTCACACCGGCAGGAGCAATATCGCCTGTTATCGCCGATACATTTACAGAAAGATACTTAACTATAAATGATATTACCGTTGATTTAGCCGAGGCAGACGCGCCTGTCATTGGTGACGAATTAGCATATGCTGATGGTGAAAAAACAGTATTCGCATTGAATACTGCTTTGGGTGATTACGGTAGCACACCTTTTGAAATTGTTGTGAATGAAGTGACTGTAGATGGCACGCCATTGGTACAGAATGTTGATTATACAGTGAATGTTGGCACAAACAGTGTTACTTTTGCCACTGCCCCTGGCATACCTAATAATGGATATGCACAAGAAGGCTATGTCCAAGAATTTTATGCGGATGAAGGTTATTCTGATGTTGTATTTAAATTCAAACCTATTAATACAAAAAATTACACTGAAATAAAAGACAGAATAGAAAATACTGTTCCTAATGTGTTTGTATTTTTAGACCCTGACAACAGATTTAAAATTCGTGGCACCGTGCCGGGTTCTTCACAAGAGCTTGTTATTGGTGCTGGAAGTGCTAATGGAGCATTGGGACTCACAGCAGGTACATATACAGGTGGCACAACATTAGTGTATGTACATACTGAAATTGAGTTGCCTGAGATAATCACACGAATTAATGACCAAGTAGGACAAACAGTTATCGCTTCTGAATCAGCCGGTAGACTGTTGTTATCAACTAACGAATCACAGGTGACTATAGGCGGAACACAGTCTATATTGGACGATATAGGAATTATTGCCCAGACGTTTAATGCTGTTGAAACAAATATTGACTCATTTAGTCCTGTGGGAGATATCGTTAGTAAGATGAATGCCGCATTTTCTGACAGTGGAATAGAAATAACCGCTGCTGAAATAGATGGGTATTTGGCAATAACCAGTTCCACAGAATATTTAGAAATTGGTTCAGACGAATTTCTAAATAATATGGGTATATCTGCCACAGATGTAAATGATAATGGCGATAATATAACGATTGTAAGTTCTTTGTCGGATGTTATATCTAATGATTTTGTCATTAGCGAGTGGAAAGATGTATCACATGAAGACCCGTTGCTGTCAAGCATATGGGTGACAGACGATTCTGAATTTGAATATAGTACCTTGAATTCAACGACACAAGTACGATACAATAGCTGGAACTTCTACAAATTTATGAATTTAAATTTCTATAGTGATTCTCCAGACTCGTGTTCTATTTGTGCGGGTAATACTACGAGTGATGGCAATGATGCTCAAATCACGATTAATACAGCACATAATCTGAGAGCTGGTGATTACGTAATGATTGTGAATTCTACTACTATTCCTAGTGTAGATGGTATACATAAAGTCACTCGTGTAGATGCGCTTGACCCTAGAGCTTTTTACATTGATATGTACATTGATGAATGTGGTGTAAGTCCTTCTATATTTGTTATGCGTAGTAGCAGATTCAGAGAACACGATTATGTTGTGGATACCTCACTATACAACTACCAATTGGATGATTTGGTATTTGTCACCCCAGTTGGCCAAGATTCAATACAAACTGGAACATATGTGTATGGTATGGAAACACCTGACACAGGTAACACAGTGACGCGATTGAATTCTCAGCCTGTGCGTATAACCGAAACTCGCTCAACAAATGATGATATTATGAATGTTTCGTTGTATAATGGCAAATCAGCAAGGTCATCGTTTGAGCTAGAAGTATTTGACCCATTGCGAGGTAAAATACCAGGCGTAGCAGACAGAGAAATAGATATCAAATCTCCTATAGATTTGGCTGTGTATACAAACAGTACTGATATTTCTTTTGAAGGTACACCTAGGTCGGCATGGGGTGAAGAGCAAATTGGCACGGTGTGGTGGGATACGAGTGCTGCTATCTACTTTGATTATACACAAGGTAGTGGCGAATACAATGCCAATATGTGGGGCAAACAGTTTTATTTCTCGAGCATTGACATATACGAATGGGTAGTGAGTGATGTACCGCCTGACGAATGGGAAAAAGCCGCTGAGAAAAATAAGGAAGTTATAGGCAAAGTGGCATCTGGCGAAGCATATAAAGTTTATGATCCGGCGTTAAAAGAAGATGTGTACTATTACACCGAAAGTACTGAATGGAATCATATTACAGCGCAATACGACAATGTTTATTACTTCTGGGTTAAAAATAAACAAACCATAGAAGACCCTAAACGACACTTGACAGCAAACCAAATAGCGAGCATAATAGATAATCCAACGGCTAATGGTATCTCCTGGTGCGCGGCAGTTTCAGACAATCAGTTAATTTTAGCCAACGTGAAAGCGTATGTAAATAATGATAACACTGTGGTACAAATAAATCGCATGTTAGAAGGACACGCACATACTAGTTGGAGAGAAATTGCAGAAGATGTTGATACTATTCCGCAGTTCTGGTATGAAGGATTACGAGACAATCTTTCTGGATACGAAATAGAAGATAGACCAGAAGAAACAATATCAACAAGTGAAACTGAATGGCAACCTGGCCAGCAATATGTAATAGGAAACAAAGTATTCTATAATAGAACAGAGTACATTTGTATCAAAGACGTTGATGTGACTGATGCGTGGGAAATACAAACTCTTAAACGTTGCTGGATAAAAAGAGATCCATTTGTCAGAAGAAATAGATTGCCTGATATCAATTTGCACGAATTTAACAAATACGGAAACGACCGTGAATTGTATCAATCATGGTTTGTTGATGTGAATGAGGCAAGAAGAGAATTCGTATCGGTTCTCAATAGATTAATCAAGACAATCAATGTTGTTGATGAAGTTTCTCCTGGTAATATTGTTAAGTTTGAGCGATTTGGATTCTTGTGGAAATGGATTGATTATGTTAGTCCTGCCCGTGTTCCAGAACAATCACATACTCTTGTAGTATCTCGTATGGCTGCGTTGGATGACGTAGACACAACACGCCATACTCTTGTTAAGGTTCCAGAATTCAATCCAATAGATGGCAGAGATATATCTGAGCTACATCAATGGACAGGTACTGAGTGGAATCTAGTAGAGAAGAAAAATTCTACAATGGAATTTAATGACCTACTATGGGATAAATCATCTAAAAACGCTTGGGATATGTCGGCATGGGATGAATATTCGTGGGATATAGATTATTCATACGATATTCATACGTTGATTGAATTGCTGCGAAATGATGTATTTGTGGGTACATATTTGCCTTACTTTAATCAGTTGTGGTTCGCAATGATAAATTATGTATTATCAGAGCAAGACTTTGTTGACTGGGCATACAAAACAACATTCATTCAGTTGGATGT